CATTCCCAAAGTCCTCCGAGAACGTCAGCCGATTGTACCTTGCCGCAGGCGTGCCTTGCGACTTGTCGAAGATCAGGCCCACCGGCTGTTCGACGGCGGTCACTGGAGTCAATCCAGTGTTGTCCTGAAACATCGTCGAGAGGTCGGTCGGGTCGTACCAGGCGCCGGGGATGCCGCCGAGGAAGAGGTTGGACGGCCAAAACCGATCCAACACAAACCGAGGGGCGCCCACGTCACACCCCGAAGATCTTGGCGACCGGAGCTCCCGAAGCCGAGAAGAGGAAGACCTGATCCAGCCGGTTGCAGTCGATGCGAAGGCTTTGGCCGGGCGGAATCGCGAAGCCGGTCGTGGCCGTGTAGCTGCCGCTCGTGCCCACGTAGATCGTGATCGCGGTGTCCGCGTTCTGGATGGTCGCGCCCTGCACGTAGAAGCGCCCAGGGTTGACCGGGCCGGTCGCGAGGGACCGCGAGGCCGTCGCGCTCACGCTCTGCGACGTGAGAGCGCCCACGGCGCCGCCCACGGGCACGCTGGTTTCCACCTGCCGCGCCGTGGTGGAGAGGGTCACGGCGTAGACGGTCATTTCGGCGTTCGCGCCGGTTCCGATTCGTTGCGTCATGGGAGGTTGCCTCGCGCGGAAAGAGACTCGGTGGAGGTACGCAGGTCGGCCGCGAACGAACCGCGCACCCTGCCCGGCGTAGCACGAGGCGCCCCGGAGGGGGCAGGCTGCGCCGGCTGAAAGCTTGCTTGGATGGCCGCGATGCTCTGAGGCTTCAGCGTCGGGTCGGTAGCCGAGCCGAAGAGCTGGAAGAGGAGCACGCGCTGGTTGAAGCTGATCTGCGCGCGCGACGTGTGCAGCTCGTCGAGGATCTTGCTCTGAATCGACGAGTAGATCGCCGGGTACAGGGCACGCAGTGTCTCCACCTGCTCGCGGCGCACGGTGCCGCGCTGGAGGTCGTCGAGCACCGAGAGCGGCTGCGCGGCCGTCGTGGCGTACGCTCGCCACGTCGAGAGCTGGCCGTCCGAGAGCTGACGCGCCACGAGATTCGGTTGCAGCGTGTCGCTCTCAAAGGTCGGAGGGCGCTTCGCGTAGAGGAACGTCATGGCGCGCGCGGACGCGTTCGCGACGCTCGTCGCCAGGCGCGGGTCGGTCGTGAATTGCATTGGGCCGGTGCCCGCGAACGCGAACGCGTCGAGCGCGCCTGGCGTGCCCGCGACGGCCGTAACGGTCGCAATCTGCTTAAGCGCCTCTTTTGCCATGGCCTCGCGGGTCTCCTTCGGCGCTGCGGTGGCGAGCTCCTTCGCCACGGCTTCCTTCGGCTGGATCTGCGGCGCGGGCTTCGTGCCGGCCTCCACAGCGGCGCCACGGGCGGCCTCGGCGATGATGCGGCCAGGGCGCTCCGCGCCGCGCACGAACGCCTTCACGGCGTCGTTGATGCGCTTGTCCGCGTTGCCCACGAGGCCCGACAAGGCGCGCTCCATGGTGGCGCGGCGCTCAAGCTCCAGCATGGCCGTCACGGCTTGGCCGATGCCCGGAATCTTGCCAGCGATGCCGAGCTTGACCTGCTCCATCGCGTCTTCTTTGATGAACTTGGCGGCTTCAAGCGCGCGAGATGCGTTGGACGCGCGCTGGAGCTCGTTTCCCATCTTGTCGAGCGCCTCGAGGCCATCCATGACGCGCTTGCGCTGCGTTGCTGTAAGGTCGAAACGCTCGGCCGCGATGCGTTGAAGGCGCTTTTGCGACTCCACGAAGCGGCGCAGCGTCTCCAGGTTCGCGGCCTGCTCGGGCGTGCCAATGGCCTTGATGGCCGGGATCACCTTGGCTGGGTCGACGATCTGATCGACCAGGTACGGGTCAAGGTCGTTGGGGTCGAGCCCTTCGCGCATGTAGCGGCGCGACGTGTCCACGAGCTCGTTGATGCCCTTGCGCCAGCCTTGGTTCACTTCGCTCTGGAGCGCCGCGATGCCCTCGCCGAAAATGGCCTCGTCAGTCAGCGCCGAGCGCAGGCCAGTTGCACCGTCCTCGCGGCGGAGACGCCGGAAGAAATCGCGCTCGTCGAGCGTTGCGGTGCCACCGGGGCCTTTGGCAAGCACGCGGTCGAGCTCGCGCTTGGCGCGGTCGCCGAGGTTGTGAATCTCGGCCAGCGCCTTCGCCGGCTCCTGCTCGAACGCCACGCGCTGCACGCCCGTCGCGGCCTTGCGAAGCTGCTCCACCTGCTTCGTGAACGCGCCTTTGATGCCGGGGAAGCCGGCCACGTCGCGCTCAAGCGCATCGGCGAAGGTGCTGAGTTCTTCCGTGATTCGGTCGCGTGCTACGCCAACGTAAGCCGCGGCCTCTTCGGCGGGGAGCTCCGCGGCGAGCTTGCGCACCTGCTTGATCTTGGCGGCGCCCGTCATGCCTTCGTACGACGCCTGATGCCCTTTCATGACCTTGGCAAGCAGGCCGTCGCGGAAGTCGCCGATGGTGCGCGCTACGTCGTCCACGTCTTTGCGTGCCGTGGCGAGCATGCGAACGGCCTGCTGGCCCAGCTCGCTTGTCTCGTCTTGCATCATCCGGCCAAGCTCTTCGACGCGCGGGGCCATGTCCTCGGCCACGGCGAAGTTTTCCCGCTGCATGCGCTCGAGCTCCGCGCGGCGCTGGCGCTGGAGCTCGGCCTCCGCCGAGTCAAGTCCGCCGCCGAGCTCTTCCTCGCGCAACGCCTGGCGGTTCAGGAGCTCTTCCTGGTCGGCGTCGAGCACGGCGCGGCGCTCGGCTGCGCTCATGTCGCGACGCGCAACCTTACCCGTTGCCGCGGCCTCTGCACTGGCCTCGCGGTCTGCAAGCTCTTGGATGGCCGCACGCTCGCCAGCGGCCGCAGAACGGCCGAGGAACGCGCCCGCCTTCTTGCCCACGATGCCGCCGCCGATGGCGCCCGGGATGCCGCCCATCGCGCCACCGAGGCCCGCGCCGACCATGGCGCCCACGCTCTCGGCGCCGACCTTCTGCGCGGCCTTGGCTGCGGCTGCGCCGAGGCCCTCGAACGCAGCGCCGCCGGCGCCGCCGAGAAGCGCGCCGCCGAGAAGCCGCTCGGCCACGAGCTCGAACGTGATGTTCTCGTCGAGCACGAGGTCTTTCGTGAGCTGGCCGGCGCCGAGCAGGGCGCCTTCCGTCGCTCCTCGCGCCGCTGCGCCCTTGATCGCGCGCTTTAGGCTGTCCTCGGCCATGCGCGCGGTCGCCTTCTCGGCTGCCTTGGCGCCATACTCCATCACCTTGCGAGCGCCCGCGGTGCCGACGCGCGCAAGAGCGCCCGTCTCCGCTGCGCCCGTGAAGACGCCCGCGCCGAAGCCCAGCGCCGAGCCCGCGAAGGCTGCGGCCTGCTGCTCCTGCTCGCGGATCCGCATTCGCTCGATGGCCTCTTGCTGGCCTTTCTCGCCGCCCGTGATGTAGCCGTAGGCGCGCTCGAGGCCCTGCGCGATGGGGACCATCGTGCCGCCCTCAAGGGCACTGGCGACGAACTGCTTGGCCGCGCCCGTTAGGCCGCCCTCCTCTTCGCGCATCCTCGCTTTCGCGAGCTCCGCATCGGCCTCGGCCTGCGTGAGCGGCACGGCGCCAGGCACCGAGGCCTGGAGCTGCGCGAGGTTCTCCTCGGGGCCTTGGAGGAGTTGGCCGTCCGGTGTGCGAGCGTAGACGGTCGCCATTAGCGCGCCTTCGCGGGAGCAAAGCCAGCGGCAGCCGCGGCCGTCGTGCCACCTGCCTGCTGTAGAATCGTGGCGCGCACGGCGTCACGTTGTCCGGCCGGGATCGCCTTGAGCGCGGTGTCGAGCTCCGCGAGGAGCTTGCCGCGCTGCTGATTGAGCCAGCGCATGTTCGCCACCGGGTCGTCGCCACCTGCGGCCGAGGTAATGCGCTTCTCTTCCTCGACGCCTGCCGCGGTGCCCGTCTGCGCCCTGCGGTAGTCGAGGATATTCGACGTGCGCGTTTGCGTGAGCGCGCGCGCCCTCTCGGTAATGTCTGGCGTGAACGTCTGCACGAGCCCGCGCGTCGAACCGCCCGGCGCTGCCTCTGGGCTTCCGTATGCCATGATCGCGCCCTCCAGCGTGCCAAGGGAGCGAAGCGCGCCGATGAAATCCTTCGTGCCGAGCGCGGGCTTGGCCACGATGTCGAGCACCTTTTCCACGGCCTTCGGTGGCGCCTGGCCGGGTTGCGGCGGGCCGCCCTCGTCCATGGCGCGCTTGCCGGCCTCGATGCCGAGCGCCTCCTCGACCTTGAGGCCCGACTCAAACGCTTGCTGGGCGCGCTTCTCGCGGATGTCGCGCTGGCGCTTCGCTTCGGTGCCCGCTGCGACGGCCTGGCGCTGGCGCTCTTCCGCGCCGACCATCTGCCGCGTTGCCACCGCGCGCTGCACGCCGAGCTCAAGGTCCGCGGTCTCCTTCGCTTGCTGCGAGCGAAGCGTCTGGAGCACCTGCGCCTGTTGCGGCGTGAGGGCGCGGCCCTTGTTGCGGGCTTCCACGTCGTCGGCGAGGGCCTTGTACGTCTGCGCCTTTGCGAGCCGCCGCGCCTGCTCCGCGTCGCCAAGCAGGCCCTCGTTACGCTGGAGGAGCTGGCCGAGCTGCGTAACCTTGCCCTTCTTCTTGTCGAGCTCGGTTTTCTGCGCGTCGATCTCGCGGTCGATGCGCTGGTTGACGAGCTGCATGGCGTAGTTGGGGCCGCCCGTCATGCTCGCGCCGAAAGAGCCGAGGGCCACCGCGAGGCCCGCGAAGATACGGCCAGCCGCGCCGCCGTAGGCCGCTTCGATGTCGATCTTCGAATCGTCGAGGGCCTTGTTTGCCGCGTCGAGCTTCTGCGTCGTCTCCTCGACGAGCTGGCGGCGGCGCTCGCGCTCGATGGCCGCGCTCTCTTCTTCGATGCGCGCCTGCCCGGCGCGTTGCGATGCGAGCTCGGCCTCGCTGGCCGCCGCGACGCGCTGCGCCTCCTGAGCCTGCTCGAGCGTCTGCACTGCGCCCGCCTGCTCCTCGCCGGCTCGCGTCAGGGCCGCGCGGGCTGCGTCGGCTTCGGCCGAGCGTACGCCGTACGCGATGCGGCCGAGCTCGCTCTTGGGCTGCTCGCGCTGGAAGCCTGCAAGAGCCTGCTTCGCGCCCGTCAGGTCCACGCCCATGAACGTATCGGGAACGCCGCCCGTTGCGGCGCCTGGGCGGGCCATGGCGCGCGCCGGAGGCGCTGCGGCAGGCGCAGTGGCGGCTGCGGCTACGGGAGGCGCCACTGGGCCGCCAGGGGCCGCCATCGGCGCTGGAGGTGTGGCGCCGATGCCGAACTGCGCGAGGGCCGACGCGAGCGGCACGGCACGAGGGACCACGGGGGCCGGTGCGGGCCGGGCCTCGCCTGGGCGCGGAAGCTCGAGCGCCGCCAGGTCGATCGGGCCAGCGCCGAGCACCGACATGGCGGGACCGGCGACCGGCGTTGTGGACGCGAGCGGTCCCTGGCCAAGCACCGGCATTTGCGACGAGTAGCCGCGCATGGGGTCGAAGTCGAGCGGCGAAGGAACCGGAGACATGAAACCGTTTGCCATCTTTTAACCTCCGAAAGAGCCGCCGAGCTTGCCGCCGATAGCCGCGCCAGCGGGGCCGCCGACCGCGGCGCCGAGAATCGTTCCGCCAAGCTGCGCCATCGAGCCCATTAGCTGCTGGCGCGATGCGGCTGCGCGCTCTTGCTGGCCTGCCGCGATGCGCTGCGCCGCGAGGAAACGGGCCTGCATGTCGCGGATCTGCTCCTGCTCGATCAGGCGTCGCTCTTCGGCTTCGCTCATGAGGCCCGCGCCGAGGGCCTGCACGCCGCGCAGGTACGCCGCTTGACGCGCCGCGGCCTCTTGCTCGAGCGCGCCCATGGCTTGCGCCTGCGTTGCGCCGATCTGGCCGCCAAGGATGGCGGCTTCCGGTCCGGCTTCCCTGTTGCCGTACATGGTGCGGCCTGCGGCCATGGCGCTTGCCTGGGCTTGCTCGCGAGCGGCCTGCGTCTGGAGCAGGGCCGCGCCACCCTCAAGCGTGCTGGCTCGTTGGCCGAGGGCCTCCACCGCGGCCACCTGCGGCGCACGGCCGGCGGCAAAGCGCTCCACCGTGCTCGCCTGGAGGCCACGCAGTGCGCCGATCTGCTGCTGGTACGCTGCGCGCTCTGCCTCTTTGTTGCGCGCCTCCTCCTCCATCATGCCGCGAATTTCTTCGGGCACCAAACTGGCCGGGGGTGCTTCCTGAGCGGCCTGGCGCGGTTGGCCGAAGGTTGCGGCCTGGCGCTGCATTTCGAACGGGGAACGGGCCATCGTGATCTCCTTACCCGAAACGGCGGCGCCGCTCCTCTTCCGTCATTGCGTTGTAGGCTTCCCGCGCTTGCTGGTCCTGGGTCTGTTGCTGCTGGTAGGACGCATACGCGTCGTAGCCGGCCGCGCCAAGCGACGCGATGCCGGAGACCGTTGCGGCCTGGCGGCGGCGGGCGCGCTCGGCCTCCGCGGCGGCGTACTGCTGTTGCATCTCGAGCTCGGGGATCATCAGCGCACGCTGCGCGCCGAGGGCCTGCGCCACGTCGCCACGCTCGAGGCCCATGCGCGCGAGCTCTTGCTGGCGCAGCATCTCGGCGAGCTGGGCCTGCGCGAGCGCGTTGCGCTGCTCCTCTTGCGCCTGCACCTGGCGGGCCTCGGCCATGCCGAATTGCTGCGCCTGGCCGGCGCCCAGGGCGCCGAGTGCGGCCGTCTGTGTACCTGCCACGCCCATTTGCGAGCGGGCTGCGCCAATGGTCGCCTGGCCGGCTTCGCGGGCCTGCTCGCGTGCGGCCTCGGTCGCCACGGTCGACGGCTGCATGGCGCCGAGGATGCGGCCGCGCTGCTGCTCGAAAAGGGCCGCCTCTTGCTCGCGCTGGCGCCCCGCGAGCTGCTCGCGCAATCGGCGCTGGTACTCGTCTTCCACGCGTCCAGGATCGCCGCCGATTTCGCCGACGCCGAGCACGGTCTGCCGGGGCATCCTGCGCGTTTTTGGGGCCACCGCGCCCGCAATCGCCTTGACCGGCGCGTTTACGATGTCGAAGAAATCAGCCATCGTCGTCTCCTTACTTCTTCCGTACGTCTGGGAGGCGCCGCATGCCGCCCAGCGGGAGCATCTCAAGCGCAAGGCCGACGAGCTGGGGGCCTCGTCCGTTTGTAGCACCACTGGGCGCCGCGTCGGCGATCGTGATCTTCACCGCTTGCGTTTTCTGGGTGCCGACCTGGAGCCTCACCTGCTCGGGGTAGACCGTCGAGGCAATGGGCGCGAGCTGCGCCGCCGTCCACGTACCGGTGGCCACCGTCGTGTTCTCGTCGAAGTCCACGCGCACGGTCACGGTCAGGTTATGGTCGGCGACGGAGCGGCCGAGCACCTGCGCGTAGCGGAAGCGCGAGTAGTCCTGTGTGCCGGCGGGCTGGATCCACGCTGTCGAGGCCGTGAGCGTGATCCATGACGTGCCGTCCTTCCAGGTCGTGCCGTCGTCCTTCACCCAATCGCCGTTCGTCATGGCGAGCACGCCGAAGCTCGGCGACCAGCATGCGGCGCCCCATGTGCCGATAAACGGCTGGTTGGGCAGCGTCACGCGGTCGAGTGACCACTGGTCCACCTGGTAGTTGTAGACCAGGATACCGATTGAGCCGCTGAGCGTCTCGCGCACGAAGAAACGTACCTCGCGCTCGGCTTCGATATGCACCGTGGCCTGGATTTCGTCGTACCGCACGAGGCCGTTGCCGCGCGTCAGGTCCTGAATGCGCAGGCCGATCGGCACGATGCCTAGGCGGTCGTCGATCAGATAAAAGCGCGAGTCCGTCCCGAAGAAGATCAGGCCCGTGGACACGCCGATTACGGACATGGGCTGCGTACAGCCGATGTAATCGTGGATTTGCTCGGGCTCGCTGATGGCGTCGCCTGCGCCGGTCTGGTCTCGGAACTGGCCGAAAATGGCCCACACCGAGTTTTCGGTGAACAGGATCAGCTTGTCGCCGAGGGCGCCTGCGGCGGTCGCGCCCGTCTCGTGCTCGATGCGCAGCACGTTGCCCACGGCGAACGATGCGCCCTGATAGGAGAGCGGCGCGTTCGAGTAGTAGATGCTCCGGCGGTCGTCGCTGCCGCCGACGATCAGGCGGTTCTTGTAGAGCACGGCGAAGCGCGACGAAGGGACGGGTACGTAGGGCAGCACGCCGCCCGTGGTGTAGAGCGTCGGCGCGTCGAGAGCCGGGAGGCCCGTGCCGCCTGCGACGGCCGAATCGGTGCGCGCCACCTGGCCGTTTGCCTGCCCAACGTCGTTGGGAGCGCTGAACCAGTACCGCAGGATCGTGCCGTTGGGCTCGGTCACGTAGAAGTCGAGCTGCACGTCGTTGCGGTTCGTGTAGCTCTGATACGAGAAGTGGATCGTCCACACGCGCGGCGTGTTCGGCGCGGCCACGGAGACGTAGCGGTACGGATCCGATGGCGTCGAGCGGTGAACGTTGCCGTAGGCGTCGCGGTAACTGGCGACGCACTGCACGAGATAGTCGCCCTCGGTGAAGTCGTTGGCCGTGCCCGTGTTCGTGCCGATGATCGCGCCGATGGTCGGGCGGTCAACCAGCGTCACCTCGGCGAAGCGCTCGCCGTCTGCCTGCTGGAGAACGCCCGCGGGGAACATGGGCAACGTTGCGTAGGCGCCTGGCTGCGCGTCACCAGAGGCCCGGGCGTCGAGGCGCACGAGGCCGATGCCAAAGCCGCTGCCACCCTCGAGCGCGACCAGGTGCGGCGCGTACCACACGCCGGAGAGCTTGACGGCCGAGGGAGGCGGGCAGGGCTGGAGGCGCGGCGCGAAGGTCTGCACGGGGCCATTGCACGCCGTCAGCGTCATTTCCTCGGTGCCCACGAGGAGCTGCGTGCCGATCACGCCAGAATAGTTGCCGGCATACTCCGTATAGGGGTCATTTGAGAGCGCCACGCGGCCGAGGAACGTCTGCTGCGACGCACCCACGACGAGCGGCAGGCGAAGGGGCCGCCGGTCCGTGCTCGGCACCGTGGCGTAGTAGTCCAGCGAGAAGAGGCGCCCCGCGGGAATGCCGTAGCTGCGCACGGTCACCGAATCCGGCGTGGTAACGTTCCCCCAACCCATTCCCACGCGCACGAGGCGGTGCGCGTAAATGAAGCCGGTGGCGTACTCGAGCTCCTCGACGAGCCCGACGATGCGGATCTCCTGCGCGTCCTTTGCCTGGTACTGGCCGACCGTCAGGCGACCAGGGATCGCAATCGAGCCGGGCACCGAAAGCGCGAGTGCGTTGACGTTGTGCGCGACGATCGCCGTGGTCAAACCGTCCATGGTCACCAGGGGCACTTGAATAGTGCCGGTCTGGTAGGGTGGCGTTAGCGCCGAGTTGAACGGGATCGCGATGCCGACCAGTGCGACGCCTTCAGAGGTCTCGGCGATGCTGAGCGCCTGGAGTGCGTTGACGCCTGCCGGTTTTAGGTCGTCGTTGGCCGTCGACGTGATCGTCGTGGTGGAGACGGTGAAGCGTTCGACACGGATCGCGGCTGCCGAAGTGTTGTACTGCGCAAAGAAGAGGCCGTCCGTGTCGACCTTGCACACGTCCCACGGGCACACAGGCCGGTAACGAGCCTCGGGCACGGTCGCGTAGGCCGTTGCGTCGAAGTAGTCCACGCTCGTCTGGCGAGTCGTTGCGGCCGGCGTGGCCACGAGCGCGAGACCTGTCGCTGCATACGAGAACAGGTAAAACTGCGCCGTCGCGACGCCCGCGGCCGAGTTGTACGCAGCGGCGACCACGATACGGCTGAGCGTTGGGTAGACGATGAGCTTCGGATAGACGCGCGCGGTGTTCGCACCAGGGGTGCCGAGGCCTCCGCTCCAGCTCTGCGATACCTCAGAGACCAAGGCGAACGTTTGGGCATCATACTGCGAGAGCGTGAGCGTGCTTGGGCTTCCGATGGAGCTTGAGCGCGTGACCTTCACGGCGAAGAAGAAGCCTTCCGCCGCGCCGTAGTCCACGCATTCGTCGATGTTCCCCGCGTTGCCGTCGAGCACGATCACGTCGCCGATCACGTCGGAGGCCGGCCCGGTCGTCGTCCAACCGTTCGTCGCCGAGGTCGTGCTCGGCGTATACTGACGCGCCACGCGTCCGCACTCATTCGCGATACGGGCTCCGCTTGGGTACAGGTGCGCCCAGTTGTCGAGCGTGTTGTCCCGCGCGCGGTCGATCACGACGGTTTGCGCTGCTGCGCCGTAGGCCGCGATGGGGTCGCCTGCGTCGGCCGTGCCGCCGCTTGCCTTCGGCGGGTCCACGGGCTGGTAGCCCGTGCGCTTGCGCACGCTGCCCACGCGCTCGAGGCGCCCGTTCACGAGCTCGGAGAGTTGCGACGGCGGGACGCGCCACGCGTCCATGCTCTGGTCGATGCCGCCGCCGAAGTCGGCCCGGATGATCACGCCTTGACCGGGTTTGCTCTGCTCTGCCATGGCGTCACCATACCCAAATCTTCAGGCTGCACCCGGCCTGAACGTCAAACTGTACGCTACGCTCGTCCTCGCTGCGCGTGCGCGCAATGCGGTGGATGCGGTGGTTTCCGTCCACCTGGCAATCGACCACGACGAAGCCCTCCACCGGCCGGCCGAGCGTATGCGGGAACGTGTACGTGCCCGCGCCGGGGAACGTGAGCAGCTCGTTTCGGCTCCCGGTGCCGGTCGGCACGGTTAGGAGTTGCCCGCTACCAAATGGCACTTGCTGCAAATCGTTGATGGCCTTGACCACCTCGTTCATGCGCGTGAAGCCCATCTGGCTCTGGCGCTGGGCGTCCGTTGTCGCGGCCTCGTCGGTGCGCAGCACGCGCGTTGGCACGGTGCGCAGCGTCGTAACGGTCTTGCCGACGAGCTCCGGGCGGCCGGTTAGTGGCTTTGCCATCGGTCAGGGCCGCGGGAGGAAGCGCGAGGGATCGGCGTCGTAGTAGTTGCCGCGGTATACGTCCGTCACGCGCTCGGTATTCTGCGTGGCGCGGAACGGCGCCAGGCGATCGATGCGCTGGCCAAGGTTCGTCACGAAGGAGAGCGCGAAGCTCGGGTCGACCTGCTCCTTTTGCTGCACGTAGGCGACCGCGCGCCATACGGCGTACTCCTCCCAGCCGTCCACGCCGTCGAACGCGTCCGCGTCGAGCACGAGACGCGCGCACGCTGGGATGTACCAGTGCCGCACCGTGTAGCCGCCCGTGGGGGCCGGCAGCAGGCTGAGGTTGTCCTGGATGATGCGGAAGGCCGCGGGCACGCCAGGATTGGGCGTGCTGGTACCCAGGAGCGCCGCGCGCTCGTGGAACGAATACGAGCCCAGGCGCATGCGCGAGCCGCCGTAATCGAGCTCCACGTACAGCGTCTGGTAGTGGTCGGACGGCAGCGCGTAGGTCTCGCTGCCGGTCGTCGCGATGGTCTGCTCCTTCGCGTAATATTCCTGGCCGCGCGAGCCGATCAGCCGGTCGTAGAGCTCCGCGAGGCTCTGGTTAATGTACTCGTTAATCTCCGAGTCCGAGACGAACTGGTTACCAACAAGGTCGGCACGCAGCCGAACATCTGAGCGCATTTGTCCAAGCGTTCGACTGCGTGCCATCCTTACCTCACTCCGAGCAGGCCATGACGAACGCCTCGAGGGCGTCGGCGAGGGCTTCCTTGTCTCCGTCCTTGATCGCGGTCATCACGTCCGCGGCCAGGGCCTTCTTTTCCTCGGCGTAGTTCTCGGAGGCCGGGGCCTCCTCCTCGTCGTCCATTCCGCCCTTCGGCCCGCGGCCGAGAGCGATGAGAAGCGCGGGCTTCTTCATGGTCAGACCTGCGAGTTCTTGAGGATGAGCGTGAGGTTGATGCGGTTGTTCGCATCGGCGGCCACGTCCGCAAGGCCGGGGCTGCTGATGTCGAACACGCGCACGACGATGGTGCGCGCGTTGAGATCCACCGTGCCAATGTTCGCCACCACTTTGTCATCCGACGTAGCGAGCTGAAGCGTCGCCGTGCAGGAGAGAAGTGTAGGATACACATCGGCGAGCGTGACCGTGAAAAGACCGACGTTCGTGCGCACGACGCTTGCAACGCCACGGCCACGAATGGAGGCTTGATCGACTGCGCTCGTGCCGTTAGGCGCGAACGACACACCGAGTACGACGACGCCCGGATCGGCGGCGCCCAGGAGCTGAACGAAAGAGCGGGCGGCCATCTGGGTTGTCCTCAGTAGGTGGTGGTCGCGAGGTAGTTGAAGCCGCGACCGTTGAAGGCCGGGGCGCGGCAGCGGAGGTTCGCGTACGAGCCGATGCGGATCTGGTACGCGTCATCGTCCGAGACGCGGAGGATCTGCTGGTTATCGTAATCGAGGATGTGCGGCGCCGCGTTGAGGCTGAAGAGGTCCCACGAGTCGAGCTGCAGCGCGAAGATCTGGCTCTGCGGAACGTTGATGTCACTAACGCACTTGAGCGGGCCAGCGTCGCCCATGAGGGTCACGGCCTGGAAGCCGATCTCCGCGTCCTCGATGCTCACGGCGCGGTCGTAGACCGTACGCGAGCCAAGGAACTTCACGAGGCTTGCGAAGTCGCGCGGGTTGAGGAAGCAATGGTCCGGGCGGCCACCTTCCGCGTTGATGTCGCTCGCGAGCTGGATGATCGCCTCGTCCGGCGCGGCGCCCGTGCAATCGAGCGAGTTGCCCGCGAGCGAGGTCTTGTCGGTCGTACGGGTGACGCCGTAGATCGCCGCCTGGAGCTGCGCGCCAGCGTTCGCGCCCGTGACCGCGCCGGTCTGCGAGCCCGCGAGCCACTGCGACACGCCCGTAACAACGCGGCTGTTCGTGAACACTTCCGTGTCACTGGCCGCCACCGTACGGTCGCCCGCGCGCGCGATGTACTGCGGCGCCGCGACGTTGAGGATGTCGTTCAGCGTGATGGTGCCGGCCTTGCGGTCGACGGCCGTAATGCGGCGCACCGTCGCGCCAGCGGTGCCGGCGACGATCGCGTCCATGAGGTAGGTCGTCGACGAGAACACTTCGACACGCTCGCCGAGGTCGAAGTTAAACGCATCGCTCGGGGTTGCGAGGGTAATCGTCGAGCCGGAGACGCTGCCGACCTTGCCGGCCCACGCGCAACCGTCGCGGAAGAGGTTGCGCGCGATCGAACGCATCGCGGTCATCATGGCGAGGTCGATCGTGTCCTGGAAAAGATCGACCATGGCGCCCTCGTCCATGACGGCGGCCTTCATGGCCTCGCCGCTGATGGTCGCGAGCGAGTAGTCGCTCTTACGCGTCAGCGTGAAGGTCTTGTAGGTGTCCGAGTAGCTCGTCGAGAGCTCGTTGGCCGTCTTCGCCGCGCTGAACAGCGCCGAGCCGCCCTGCGTGGTGTTGATGGTGAGCGGAACCTCGACGGATTTACCGACGAAGTTGGTCTTCTTCGCGAGCATGGAGAAGAAGGGGTTAGTCTTCCGGAGCTCACGGGGAACCGTGTAATCCGGATAGAGGAACTTGATGATGTTGGTAGCGGTAGAAACGTCCAAAACGGCCATGTGAGACTCCGAAACAGGCGAGAGAGGTTGTGAGGTTCTCCCGCCTCGGAGAATCAGCCGCCGAGACGACCGGCCTTGAAGAGCTGCGCGACGTATTCCTTGCGCGCGTCGCGGTTCATGCCCCGGAGGTCGGGGGCCGCGGTGCTCTTCTCGCCGGCTCGAGCGGTGCTCAGGGTGCGGGAGGTTCTCGGCTTGCCTGCTGCGGGGCCGTTGCCCGGTTCCGCGGCTTTGCTGGCGCCGCGTCGAGCTTCGCGCTCTGAGACGTGACGATACTCCTCGCTTGCCAGGTAGTCCAGCGCCTCTGCAATCTCTTGCAGGGTCGGCACCTTGCCGGTCTGCTTGTAGTACTGCTCTTGGAGCTGGTACGCCTGCGCCTTCACGAGCTCCGGGTGAAGCTCGGTGCGAGCCGCAAGGAACGGAAACTGCTCCTCCTGCTTGGCCATGCCGAAGAACTCGGCCTCGGCTTTCGCCCGGGTCTGCTCCATTTCGCGGGCCGTCTGGCCGCGTCGGTAGTCCTCGAGCTCCTTCCGCTGTGCCTCGAGCGCCTCGCGGAGCTCGCGGAGCTGGGCGTCCGGCGTGCCCTCCATGGCCGCGCGTTCCGTCAGGTCGCGCAGGTCCACGCCGAGCTCCTTCAGGCCCGCGAGCGGGTCGCGCGCCATGGCCTCGCGGGCCTTGCGGAGCTGCTCCACTTCGCGCCGCTCCATGTCGAGGCGCATGCGGTCGCGCTCGATCTCCATGCGCTGCGCCTCGGCCTCGCGGCGCATCCGGCTCGCCTTCTCGCGCGCGCGCACCACGGCCGCGAGCTTCGGCGCCTCGTCCTCGTCCTCTTCGGCGGCCTCTTGCTGCGCCTCAGCGCCACGCAGGAGCGCCGGCGCTTCGTCGACGGCCTCGCCGTCGTCCTCGGACTCTTCGGCCTCCTGGCGGGGCTCCGGTGCGGCCTGCGGGGCCGGTGCGGACTTCGCGGGCTTCTGCGCGGCCTTGAGCGCGTCGAGGGCCGCCCTGCGGCGGTCTGCGCGGTCGTCTCCGTTGGTTCCAACGAACTGCGCGGCCTGCTCGGTCTGCTGCGAGCCGGTGGCGATGGGTGCGGTCATTTCGATCATGGGGTCTCCGCTAGGCTAGTGCGGGTGCCTGCCCGGCGAGCTGCGCCAGGTCAGGCGGGAGGCCCGCGCCGCCAGGAGCGGCGGGCGGGGCTGGAGGCTGGGACGCGGCCTGTAGATCCTGCGCGCTCTGGATGTACCGGCGCAGGAGCTCGAGGGCCACGGGGTCGGCGTCGTTCAGGCGCGCGAGGTTGTAGGCTTTGACGCCGCGCTGGAGGATGAGCGCCAGGTTGTCGAACGGCTCGGCGATGATCGGGAACTGGCGCACGAGGATCGCCTCGATGTTCCGGTCGATAATCTGCAAGTCGCTCAGGTCCAGGTCGTTCTCGGCCTGGAGGTCGGGCAAGTCGAGCACCTCGCGGAACTGCGGCACGGTGAGCGCGCCGAGCTGGAGGAGCTTCTCGCCCTGGTCGATGCGGGCTGCGAAGTCGCGCGCAAACTGGCTCGTCGGCATGACGCGGATCTCGTACTCGTCATCCTCCATGGCCACGTCGCGCCACCGAATCGTCTGCGCCCGGCCTTTGCCCATGACGCGCACCGCGAACTTCGGATTTTCCTCGGCGACTACGGCGCACGCTCGGATGGCCAGGCGCGCAATGTCGACGTGCCACGTCTGGAAGGCGCGGTGCATGGCCAGGAAGCCCTCGGCCTCCACGTCGTCGAGGGTCTGAAGCGCGATGCCGCTGGTCACGCCGCCCGGCTTTTGGTTCGCCACGCTCATCGCGCTCGCGCCGCTCATCTCGGTCATCATGGGGCCGAGGTCGGTGAAGTAGCGGTAGAGGTCCGGCGCCACCGCGGGCGGGCTGAACGGCTGGATCTGGCCAGGGCTCGCGCGCCAAATGGTGCCGGGCTCGTTCGTCATCTGCTCCGTGCTGAACTCCACGCCCGGCGCCACGATGAAATGCGCCGAGCTCATGATGCGGAACGTGCGCTGGAGCTTGGCCGCGGTGAACTCGAGCTCGCGCTGGATCGGCAGGAGGAGCTTCGCGAGCGGCACCGGGTAGAAGCCAACCGGCGGCGCGTAGAAGCGCAGCACGGCCACCGGGAACTCGGGCTCCGTCCATTCTTCGTTCAGGAGCTCGTGGCCTTCGATGGCGATCACATGCCGGCCGGGCTTGTCCTCGGTGCCGAGGCTCCACGCCTCCACGACGCGCACGGCGTCGGGGTTGTAGCTGCTCGTGAGGCGAGTGCTCGTGACGTTCGCCGGCATGGGCGCAAGCATGATCGCGGTCTCGTGCTCGGGAAACATGTCCGCGAGGGCGCCGCGGTCGAAGTCGTCCACGTAGTAGAGGCGCCGCGGCATGCCGCCGTTGCACTCGGCGTCGCGCAGGAAGAGGCACCACGGCTTGAGGCGCTCGGCTTCGACGCGGCCGACGCCCGGCGTCACCTTGAGCGCAGCGAAGCCGCAGAGCTCAGCGTCACGAACGGCCATATCCGCCAGCGCGTCGATGCCAATGGTCGAGAACATACCCTCGAGGAAGAGCGAAAAGCCCTTGGCCTTGGCGCGCGTCGAGTAGTCGCCGCCCGTGCTCACGGTCTGCGGAAGGATCTTGTTTCGGATGATCTTGGCGTGCACCGTGTCGAGGATGCGCCGGTACTTGTTAGGCGTGAGCACCTCCTCGTCGACGCGGCGGTAAGGGCCTGCGCGACGGGCCCCGCTCGTCGGGAGCTCCACGTCGTACTGCTCGATATAGCGCGCGTACGCGTCGAGGCGCGTCTCGCTTGCGTCCTGGAGCTCGCGCACGGTCGCCCACACGCCATCCAGCGCCGCCTTGCCCTCGAGAGCCCACCACCGGATCGATTGAGTCGCCATTACCATCTCCGTTTTTGCTGCGACCGTCGCGCGGCCTCGTCGGCTGCGCTCTCCATGCGCGCCGCTTCGGCTTCGTACCACGCTTCCGTGCCGCGTTCATTCGGCGCTGGTCGCTTGTCGGTAATCCACTGGGCGGTCGCCATCATGAGCGCCGGAATAAAGTCGCAGTGCCGGCCATCGCCGCCCATCGGTAGCTCGAGGCGCACGCCGGCCATGGTCGCCACCTTGCGCACGCGCAAGAGGTCTTCGCGCATGCGCGGGTGCGGGTGCATCTCAAGTCGTCCCTCGAGGAGCTCGGTGCGGAATCGGCTGGCCTGCTCCCATCGGTCTTTGCTCGGTGTCATGCGCGGGAGGAGCGTCACGCCCTGTTGCAGCGCGAGCTCCGAAAGCGGGTCGGCGCCCCACTGGTCGCAATGCACGGCCTGGATGCGGTACGCGTGGCAAAGGCGCGCGATGTCGCGGAAGACTTCGGCGGCTTGGAGCGGCGCGTTCTTGCTGCCGACCCACTCCTTCGCCACGTCGATTCGGCGCTTGTCGCCAAAGCGCGACATGATGATGAACGTCCACGCGTTGCCGCGCGTTGCGGCGTCCATGCCGGCCACGTACGAGCGCAGCGGGTCGGGCGCGAGGTCGCCCTCGTGGCGCGTCGCCGACGCCAGCGCATCGGGCGGGATGAGCGCCGCATCGGGCGCGGCAAACTCGGCCTCGCAGTCCACGCGGAACGCGTCCGGGTCGGCGGCCTTGAGGTCGGCCATGCGCTCGGGCGTCCAATAACTCGGATTCATCGCCCACCCTGGCGCGCGCACCACGACGCGCTGGCGCGTAGGCTTGCGCCACTCGCGCTGCACCTGCTCGAAGATTGGGCCGATGGGTGCGTACGGGCTGCCGATGGCGAGGAACTGCGATCCGGGGCGCATTCGGCCCATGAGCGCGCGGCGCTGCTCGTCGAAGTTGACGGCCGCTTCGCCCTCGGCGGCCATGCGCGGCGCTTCGTCGAGGATGGCGCCCACGCTCCACCGGCTGATGGTGCTTGAGCCGCTGCGCTTGCCCGCGATGGTCGCGATCTCCACGGGCCGGCCTTGCGGGTTGCGCAAGAGCACCGAGTCGGCGCGGGGCTCCTCGAGGAGGAGCTCGCGCAGCACCGGGCTCGCCATGATGGTGCCCGCGATGTGCTGGTGCGCCACTTGCGCCAGGTCGAGCGTCAGCGAGAGAATGGAGAAGCGCGGAATCTCGCCGGCCTGTAGGTCGCCGATGTCGACCGTCTGCGTTGCCCGCACGGCCACGGCTGCCGCGAGCATCGTCTTTGCCGAGCGCACCGAGGCCACCATGGTCACCTCGGACGGCCGCACGCCCACGAGCTCGGACGCATCGCCGACCGCGGCCACGAGGTCAGGATGCGTCGGGTCGAGCCTTGGATCGCCGTCGAGCAGGCGCGCTAGCTGCCGTTGCAGCGGCGTCGCCGTCGTCAAGCCGAAGCCCAGCGGGTGCGTCAAAAGGCTCTCCAGCGAGCCCAGCACCTCGAGGCTCTGGTGCTTGCGGTAGGCCGCGAGAAGAGGGGAAACGGACGTGCTCGACGCGCGCCCACGGGAGGAGCGTACTGCCTGGCCCCGCGGCGTCATTGACGAGCACCCCATGCGGCGAGAAGGTCACGCGCTCCGCTTCCGCTCTGATCGTCTCGGCCATTCGGCCGTCGATGTGCACTCCCGATACCAGCCTGATCCATACTTCCACGAACCACCTCCAAGCGCAGGCGCGCGCCGATGCCGTTGCGCCTCGCGTCCTTGCTCACGAACACGAACCACGACACGCCGCCGATGGCGGCCGACCAGCCTAGAAGCGTGTCCTCGTCTGTCTCCGAGCACGCCACGACGATGTGCGAAGCGTTCAGCATCGCCCGCACCGTCAACGCGAGCTCCTCGCGGTCGACGTGGCGCACGAAGCGCCCGGCCTGCTTCAAGGCAGTGGCGGC